TTTTTTTCTTAATTTTTTTTTTTTTTGTTTTTTTTTAAATTTTATTTTATTTTATTTTTTTTGTTTTTTTTTTTTATTATTCATTTTTTTTATTTTTTTTTTTTTTTTTTTATTATGTGCAATATACCATTTCATAGAATCAACTGAATCAGACATTTTTATTATTAAATTTTAATAATATTTATCAAATCAAATTTATTTTTTTTATCTATTCCATAATATTTGAATGTCTATCTAACATTCTTCTTAAAGACAATACTGTGTCATTCATAATTTTTTGTTTATTATATAAATTTGTATAATAATTTTTTCTATAATATGATTTTTCTAAATCTTGAATAATTATTCTTGCATTGTGAATATCCTCTATAGTTCCTTCAATTTTAAAATAATTATCTGTATTATTGTATGTAATGTCTGTATGAGTATCATTTTTCAAATTTTTTATTCTAAATCCTTTAACACCTATTATCCATCCGACTGATTCTTTAGTAATATATACATAAATTGTATCGGTCATTGTATTATGTGTTACTAGTTATTTTTAAGTGATGATAATGCTATAAATCAAAACAAAAAATTTCTATATTTTAAAATATAGAAATATTTATTTTTCCTTTTATTTATTATTATAATGGAAGAAATTTCTTTCAGAAAATATGATGATGAACGTATTAAAGAACATTATTGTAAATTAAGAAAAAATCAAACTTTATCATATGTTCTTAAAATGAAAAAAAAATATTTAATATTTGATACCAAAATAGAATTATGGGAAGCATTTAATCTTTTAGAAAATTACATTGATATAAGTGATCCTGACATTAATTTACCAAATATTTATCATCTTTTTCAAACTGCAGAATCAATTAGAAACGATAATTTACCGGAATGGTTACAATTAACTGGATTAATACATGACCTAGGAAAAATAATTTATAAAAAAAATATAAGTTGTGATATTGATGGTACATCTGTTTCAGAACAATGGGGAATTGTTGGTGATACATTTATTACAGGTTGTAAAATACCATCAACGTGTGTATATCCAGAATTTAATAATTTATTATCTATATATATTCCTGATATTGAAAAAACTAAAATGGGAATATATACTAAAAATTGTGGATTAGAAAATTGTCATTGTTCATTTGGACATGATGAATATTTATATCATTTATTGAAATTTAATAATTGTACTCTTCCAGAAGAAGCATATTATATAATTCGATATCATTCTTTATATCCATGGCATACAGAAGGAGAGTATAAACATCTTACTAATGATAAAGATGAAAAAATGCTTTATTGGGTTAAATTATTTAATAAATATGACCTATATACTAAAAAAGATATTAAATCAGATTTAAATTCTTTAAAAAAATATTATGAAAATATATTTAAAAAATATTTTAAATATAATTATATCTATTATTAAAATATTATATATTATAATCAGGGCAGCAGATTATAATATAATATGTATGTATTCTATTATAATAAATCCAATAACGAATAAGTATCTAGCTATTAATTCAAATATCGGTAAAAAATTTCTATATTATTTAATAAATATAAAAAAAAAAAAATGGTGGAATAATAAATATAAATAATAATACTATATTGTATGTTAATGTATTCTAAAATAATTAATCCAATAACAAACAGATATATAAATATTAGTTCAAAAATTGGTAAAAAAATTATATATAATTATTTAAAAAATATAAAAAATAAGAAAAAAATAGGTGGAACAATATTAATAAAAAATAAATTCTTAGATAAAAGTATTATTGCCGATAATAGAATTTATATAAAAGGTAGATCAAAAGAATATGATATACTACACTTTAATAATGATAAATTATATTTTGATATAGATTTTAGTATTAATTCGACAAGTTATAATGAAGTTTTAATATTACATTATGTGTTACAAGGTACAGGAATACATAAAAATACTAGTACATTAGATATAAATTCTTGTATTACTTATAAATATAATATAATACCTTATAATAACTTAAACCTAAAAAATGAATTATCATTTAATATATTACAATTTTTAGATGATAAAACTCTAACAAAAATTGATATAAATAAATATAATTGTTGTATGGTATCAAATGAATATTTTGAAAAAATAAAAAAAACTAGTGATAATTTTAAAAATGAATTTGTAATAGATAGTAAAGAAATTATTTTCTTAAAAAACATATGGAATGATATAGATGAAATATTTAAATTTAAAATAGTAAACTGTATGGCTTTATCTATTCATTATAGAATAGACCAACAATATTTTTTTTCAGAAACATATGAGATTAATAAAATTGAATTAGATAAATATGATCATTTATCACAAAATGATATTGAAATTTTAAAAATAAAAGAATATTTAAAACCTGTTGAAAAAAAAAAAATGACAAATATAGAGTCATTTATTAGACATCAAAAGCTAATAATTCCTTTATATCAAAATTATAGAAATATAATTCAAATAGAATCTAATGAAAAAAATAAAATATTATTATTAAATATACTAAATGGATCAGAAAAAATTTATATACATAGTAGCTTATGGTATGATTTTTATAACACTAATCCCAATTGTAAAACATGTCAATATCTTAAAAAAACCATTGAATCAGAAAGAGAAACAGAAAGATTTAATGAAATAAAAAGGATTATTCATATAATAGAAAATAATAATTTAGAATTTCCGAATAGTATTAAACAAGGTAGATTATATATACCACATTCACAAGATGATCTAAATAGTTTTTTTGATACATTGAATTTAGACGAATATAAAAAAAATTTACTGATAAAAATTTGTAAATTTCGATATATAGGTGATTTTAATAATATAATCAAAATAAGTGAAATAACAAAAATAAAGAAAATTCTAATAAATATAGAAATATATAATAAAATTAGAGAAAATGAAAATAATTTAGAAAAATTAATTATAAAAAATAATATAATAGATAAAGATAATTTATTAATAGATGATAAAATAAATAAAAAAAGAGAAATATTAGAAGATTCTCAAAAAAGAAAAAAAAAAGGACAAGAAATGAAAAAAACAGATACAGCAATAAAAAAAATATTAAAACAAGATATCACTCAATTAAACCTTGAAAAGATTGAACATGTAAATCAAAAAAAAGAAATTTCTAGAAATAAAAAATTTATTACTGAAGATATTGTTAAATTGAAATCAGAAATAATTAAAATATCAGATAGTAGTGATATATTGGATTATGATAACAAAGACTTAAAAATGACATCATCACAAATTTCAAAATTGAATAAAGTATTAGATAATTATGTTTCTGAATATATTCCTGAATTATGAAACTATATAATTTGATAATGATAATAGTTTCATTAGATTTAAATTATAATTTATGTATATGCATTTAATAATTCAGCTAAATATTCTATTTCTCTATCATCCATAATAGAAAGTGAAGGAATATATACTATTGAATTATTAAATTTTTTATATTTTTCACTATTTACATATGAAAAATTAAATATTTTATAAGTCGGATTTTCTATAACGGCTATGTTTTTTGAATTAAAATAATCAATAAATTTTACAGTATTTTTAATGATAATTGTATTATATGGAGTTAATGAATAATTTTTGTCATCAATTAACCAAGGTATCAATTTTTTTTTTATTACTGGCTGTAATTTAGAATAAAATATTTGTGATTTTTTTTTATATAATATCTCTATATTTTTATAATCATTTAATGATTTATCAATAGAATATAACGTTCCATTATTTGGAAATATATTGTAGTTTTCATGTGAAAATCCAGGATTATATTTACGATATTTATAAGAAAAAGAATGAATATTAATCTTAAAAAATTTAAAAATATATAATAATAATTTTATTATAATTTTAAAATTATATAACAAAAATGTAGGGAATTTTTTTATTAAAAATAATACTCTGCCATATGTTGTCTCATATCTATAGGAATTTATATAAGATAATATATTTATATCTGTATTTTTTGTTATTCTATTGTTTTTTTTTATAAACATTATTCCTCCTCCTAAACCACATGGTCTTTTATCCATTCCTGTGGAATAAAGTGATATATCAAAACAATTATTACTAAATATTTTTTCAAATTCTGCACCTTGAACTCTGTCTTCTATAATGTAGCAATTTGGATTTTCTATTTTATATTGCTTTAATAGTTCGCAATTTAAATCTTGTCCAAAAACATGAGTTACTATACACGCATCTACTATAATATCTTTATTATCTATTTTAGGTATGTTAATAATTTTATTGTACTCATCATTTAATTCTAATATATATATATTTTCAGGTTTTATATATTCTTCAATAATATCTCTAAAAGATGTATGATGAATTGGAGTTGTTAATATTCTAATATTTTTTCTTTGACTTTTTAGTAATTTTAATAATGTTGAAAAAATAGATCTACAAGAATATCCATTTATTCTTATTAAATTGTCTGATCTACTTATAATACTTTTTTTTTTTATAAAAAAGGGATAAGATAAATGAAAAAAAAAATCTTTAAATGTAACTGGAATATAATCTAATGCTGCAAATATCATTTATATATATTAAAAACCAAAATTAAAATTAAAATTAATCTTTATTGAATTTTTTTTTAGTAAAAATGTGTTATATTTAAATTAAATTATGTATCAATGAATTAACCATTTAAAGTTAATTATTATACTAATAGTAATGGAAATTGATACTGAATTTGATTCAGTAAATGCTGGCTCATCATATACTTATCCTTTACAAGCTGGAGCTATAAAAAAAGGAATGTATCTTATGATTAAAAACCATCCATGTAAAGTTACAGATGTTACTACAAGTAAAACAGGTAAACATGGACATGCGAAGGCTCATTTTATTGCTAACGATATTTTTACAGGAAAAAAAATGGAAGAATTAGCTCCTACATCTCATAATGTAGATGTACCATTTGTAGTGCGTAAGGAATATCAAGTTCTAGATGCTCCAGATAATGATGATTTTATTAGTTTATCTGATGAAAATGGTAATATTAAAGAAGATCTTAAATATCCCGATGATATAAATTTGAAATATGATATTATTCAAAAATTCAATTTAGGAAATGGAGATACTTATGTTTCAACTATCTCTGCATTAGGAGAAGAGATGATTATAGATTTTCGAATTGTTAAGTAGCATTTATTTAGCAATAGAATTTAACGAATAATAAAGTGAAAATATAAACCAGAAAAAAATAATAAGTATTTCAATTAATTTTAAATTGATCATTAATTTATTAATTATAGTTATTCTTTAATATAAATTTGATGTTCATTAATAATTATCTAATTGATATTAATGAATGACCATATTCCAAAAAACATTATTTATTTACCTAATATTATAAATTTAGAATTAGAAAAAGAGGCATTATTAGAATTAGATAATTATCAAAAATGGAATCCCATTCAAGGTAAACGGTATAAAGGAACAAAAGATATGCGTTTAGGTTTTGGTAGACATCATCAATTACCTATACCTGAGATTTTTAATAAAATATCTCAAAAAGCTATACAAATATTTTCTGAAAAAAATCCTGAATTATTCTCAGAAAAGATTGAATTTAAATATTTTACACCTGAAACATTAGTAATAAATAAATATAATATTGGTGATAAATGTGGAGCACATCATGATCCACCCAGAGAAAATCCATTAGTAATTGGGATTACAATTGGAAATTCAAGAAAAATGCGATGGAGAAATGATAAAAATAAAAATATAAAATATGATATTATAACTGAACCAAGATCATTATATGCATTTTGGGGTGATGCATTCAATAATTGGACACATGAAAGTGTCGCTTCCAAAAAGCAAAAAGGAACATTATATTCATTAACATTCAGAAAACATAGAGCTAATATAAATTAATTATTAAAAAAAAAATTTATTTATATAACAATTTTTCTTTTTAGACAACTCATTAGCTCTTTTTCATAAATTATTTCAATTTTTTTTAATTGCTGTTCCTCCATTTTTTTTCTTTTAATTTCACAATCAATTTTCAAATTTATCCATTCATCTATATCTACATTTTTAGATTTTAATTTCTCATTATTTTCCCATATATTTGGTTTAGTAACGCTTTGTAAATTAGATTTAAAAGGTTCGTAATATGAATAATATTTACTATTTGATTTGTCTTTTTTAAATTGTATTTTTTGTTCCAAAATATTCAAATCTTTTTCAATATATTCTCCTTCATATATATTTAAATAATTTTTATAATCATCAATTAAATTATCTGTATAAAAATTTTCTTTTAAAACTTTATTTTTTCGGGGTGATTTATACATTATGACATAATCCTAATATTTTTTATTTATACTAAAAATTAATTTTAAGATTTTGAATATACACATATAAATAATTTAAAGATATTAATAATAATTAATATAATGTCTGAACTAATAGCATTATATATCGATGCAGATAATATATGTTATAAAAATATAAAAATTATAATTGATTATATAAAAAAATATGGAAAAATTATCATAGCAAAAATATATGGAGATTGGAGTGAAAATAATCTTAAAAATTGGTTAATTACTGCATCTAAATATGGAATTATACCTGTTCAATGTGATAGAATTAAAAAAAAAAATTCTTCAGATATCAAATTATGTGTAGATGTAATTAAAGATTTATATATAATTGATCATATAACACTTTTTTATTTAATTACTAACGATAGTGATTACAGACATTTAGTTTCTGAAATTAAAATAAAAAATAAAAAAATAAATTGTATTGGTGATAATACTACAAATATATCTTTAAAATCTATATGTGATATATACGATAATATTGATAATTTTAGTATTAATGAAGAAGAAAATATAGATGCAAAAAAAGTAAAAAATATAAAAAAAAAAAAAGAAAAAAAATCTATAGATAAAAATGATGTTTTTATCAAAATATATTCTCAAGAAATTAAAAATCTATTAATTAATCATAATAGTATTAATATATCATTGATTAAAGATATATTAGTAAGTAAATATGATTTTAATTTAAGCAAATTCGGATATACTAAAATGTCAAAATTTATAAATGATAAATTTACTGATAAATTTTGTATAATTAATGATAGAAATGGCATTAGTATTACAAATAAATTTAGTTAACAATTTATTAACAAGACCCAATATAAAAATAAATAACCGTGTTATTGTATTAATGAATCAATTATTTAAAGTTTAAACTGATTGTAATAGTTAAAATGAATAATGAAGCTAAAATTAAAGACTTAGAAAGAGACTTAGAAAAACTAAATTAGAATTAATTAAACTAAAATATTTAGATAGATTTAATTTACTTCAAATTCATTATTAAAATTCCATAATCCATGACCATCATTTCCAATCATTTTTAATTGGGTAATATATTTTGCTAGTTCATTTATAGCATTTATTTGTTCTTCAAGGTAATTACCTTCTATAAAATCACAAAATTGTGGGTCATTATTAGAATCAGCAACCTCATGTAAATTTAATAAACTTTTATAAACAATTTGTTCCATTTCTAATGCCTTTTCAAAAGCCTGTAATATATTGGATTTAGGACTATCAAATTTAATTGTATCATTTTCAATATCAGAAATTGCAGCTAATTTGATATTTCCGCCTCTTTTATTTTGATATATCATAAACTTATTGGCATGGTCTTTTTCTTCATCACTATTTTTTATAAAAAATAAATATATATTTTTTAAAGCGACATTATCTTTATCAAAATATGTTGCAAGAATATGATACTGTATTGATGCCCAATACTCTAAATTAATTTGTTTATTTAGAGTGTCTTCGCATTCTTTAGACCAATTATTCAATCGACATACAGAATTCATTAATATTTAATTTGTATATCGTAAATTTTCTTTAAATAAAAATATTTTATATTATTAATTAAGATCAATGATATTTAGAGATTAATTAGTGATTAATATTTAATGAATTATTTATCTTTTTTTTCTAAAATTGTATTAATTTTGATATATTTAAATATCTCTTCTCAAGAATATTCAACAGGAAAATTTCTACATTTAACTGATATTCATTATGATCCTTATTATACTGTAAATTCTTCATCTAATTGTTTATCTGGTAAAATTGGTTTAGGATGTTGTAGAAAAAATAATTTATATTTAAAACCTCACAAATATGCTAATAAATGGGGTGATTATAATTGCGACACACCATATCTTTTTATAAATAAAACTTTTGAATGGATAAAACTAAATTTAGAACCACTAGATTTTATAATATATACTGGTGATTCTATTGATCATCATGATTTTACTCAGAGTATTGAAAATAATATAAAATCTATAAACGATATAAATAATTTATTTAAATATCATTTTCCGAATACAAAAGTTTATTCTACTATTGGTAATCATGATACCTATCCTATTGATCAAACTCCATATTATTCAAATAAATTATTTTTGAATAATTTTGCTATCAGTTGGAGTTATTGGTTAGGTAATACATCAAATACTACTATTATTAATGGTGGATATTATAATAATGATTTCAATACTAATTTAACAATATTAAGCTTTAATTCACTATATTATGATTCTAAAAATCTGTTTGAATTTTCATCAAAAGAGGGAAATACTCAAATGGTTTGGTTAAAAAATAAATTACAATCAATAAAAGATAATAATGGAATAGTTTGGATAATTAATCATATATGCCCTTATCATAATGAAGCTAGTAAAGATTATAGTGAAAAATTTATTGACATAGTTTCAGAATACAAAGAAATTATTAAGTATCAATTTTATGGTCATACACATAGTGATTTATTTACATTATTAAAAAAAAATGATAGTATAGTAGGTTTTTGTAGTATACCTTCAAGTATTATGTTAGATCAACATGAAGCTAGTTTTAGAATTTATGATTATAATAGAAATACATTTGATATATTGAATTATCATCAATACAGTTCTGACTTAGAACAAATTATAAAAAAAAATAGTATTATATATAATAAAACTTATTCATTTAATGAAGAATATGATTTAAAAGGAGTTAATTTAAAAACATATAAATTACTATATGAAAAATTAATAAATGATGATGTTTTATTGGATAAATATTATAATCACATTAATCCAATAAAGAAAAATAAAATTTGTAATAAAGATTGTAAAAAAAAAATAAAAAAAAAACTACTTCCCAATTAATTAATTTTTTTTTTTTTATATGTCCCACATATTCTATCCCAATGAGTGAAATAATAACTAAAATTATAATTATCTTTACCATATTTATGATGAATACCATGGGATATAGGGCAATTAATATATTTATTATTTAAATCTAATTTATTATCATGAATTAAACATCCCCAATAAAATGTAAACATTAATAATACCCACATTAGTGGGAAATACGTTGGAATTAATACAAATGGCATTGTGAACGCAATATTTTCAATATTTGAATCAATCCAATGTGATACTCTAGATATCCAAGATGTTATAGGTCTATATTTATGATGATAATTATGTATATTATTATATAGAATACTAATATGAGCTATTCTATGTAAAAAATAAAAAAATGTATCCATTAATAATAAATTTACTGGTATTGTAAGAAAAAGATAAAAGTATGGATTTAAACCCAAAAAAGAAGTATTAATATCATAATATGTATTTCCTATATTTTCCCAATATAGTAAGGATAAAATTAAATATGAAATAATGTTACCAAAAAACCAATGTTTTAGTGTTATATAATCTTTTTCTAATTTATTGTTAAATAATATAGAATTTATAAAAGTATATATTGAATAATCACCTATAAAAAATATTAAAATTGAGATATAATATTTCATAATCCAATATATTGATAATAATAAATCATAAAATGAAAACTCCATTAATTCAATATTAATAATAATAATAATATTAGTATTTATATAAATATATTATTTACATTTAAATATATTTATATAATATTTAAAGGCTTTTTAGTGATTCTTGAAAAACAAAATTAATACACTCACTTTTCTCTTTATCCGAAAAATTTTCGATTATTTTAGAATATCCAATTACACCCGACCATATTTGTTTTTCTAAAACATCTATATTAAGGTTTTTGCGGTGATTTTCCCATTTATTTTTAAACAAAATTTCACCAAAATTATCGTAAATATATAAAATATGATTTCGATTACTAGGAAATGTATCCTGTACACTTCTTTTAAAGTCAATTACCTTATTTGATAACATCTATAAATAATTATATTGAATTATTTCTATATGGTAACAAACAAGATCTCTTTAAACATAAATATATAATTACTTAAATGAAAATTTATAATTATGTATTATAAATAATTATTTTATGGACAATTAACACCATAATTAAATATAAAATAGATTAATATAAATTTTATGGAGTAAAAATATTGTTTGTTACTGAGTTTTGGAGGTTCCAAAAATGGCAAAAAAGTTCCGGACGTTTTTCGTTTTCGTTTTCAAATTTTCAAAAATTTAATTTCTCTCTCTGGGTTTTCCAAAATTAACGTTTTAACATTTTTTTCTGTTATTTTTGTTATTTTTGTTATAAATACTTAAAATAAAATGTATTTATATATTATAGAATGATATTTAACTGTAAACGTTGTGGACATATAGAAAAACATAAAGGTAATTTTTTAAAACATTTAAATAGGAAGACACCGTGTAAACCTATATTAGAAGATATTGATATCGAGACCTTGAGACAGCAACTAGAATCTAATAACGTTAAAACTTTGAAAAATGATGAAAAAAGGATGAAAAAGGATGAAAAAAGGATGAAAAAGGATGAAAAAGTGATGAAAAAGGATGAAAATACAAGTTCTCATACAGAAAAAAAATATAAATCTAAGAAAAGTATTGAAATTGTAGACGGAAAATACAAATGTTTTCATTGTAATAAGTTATTTAAGGACTATAGTAATTTAGATAAACATTTAAAAAAAAATTGTAAAATGTTAGTTAAATATAATAATATATATACATTTAATACTAAAACATTTGGAAAAAACAAATATGGTACTGGTAGCGGAGATGTATACATAGTTCAAACTGAGTTTAGTACGAATAATTTTTTTAAAGTGGGGGTAACAACAAATATATATAATAAATTAAAAGATTATAAATGTAGATCAATATTACAACCTAAATTACATTATTATTATCCTTTTAAAGATATACAAAAAGTAGATAAAGATTTAAAAGAATTATTAAAAAGCTATAATGTAAAAAGAGAAATTTATAATTGTGATTTAGAAACATTAAGAACTATAATTAAGGAGTACCAACAAAAAGTTAATATACCTATCATAGAAATAGAATCAGAATTGAAAAATTTATGTGATCTACAAAAATATACATATTCAAATATAGTATCTTATAATAATAGCAGTTTAAATAAATATCAACAACAATGTGAAAAAGATAAAATAGCAGAATTAGAAGAAAAATTATCTCAAAAAGATAAAGAAATGGAACTTCTTACAGGTTATAATAAAGAACAAATAGATTTTATGAAAAAACAAATAGAAATACTAATGAAAAAAGCTGGACATTATACAACTAATACAGATAACAGTATAAATGATAATAGTATAAATGATAATAGTATTAATGACAATAAGCAAATAAATATTAATATTAATGGTTTTGGAAAAGAAGATTTAAGTTACCTAACAGATAGATATTTTAGAGATTTATTCAATATACCATTTTCAGCAATAACAACATTAGTAGAAGACATCCATTTTAATCCTAAAAAGCCCCAGAATTGGAATGCTAAAATACCAGATGACAAGACGTCTAAAGCTCTAATATATAATGCGGAAAAAGAGATGTGGGTTAAAAGAGAAAAAAAGGAGGTAATAAATGATATGGTTGAAAAGAGTTACAATATGTTAGATACTAATTTTGAAATACAAAAAGAAGCTAAAACTTTAGATGAAAAAGGTAAAATAAAATTTGAAAATTTTATGAACATATACGATAAAGGTGATAAACAATTAGATAAACGTTATGAAACAGAAATAAGAGAAAAATTAATGAATTTTAAGGAATATCATCAAGTTAGTAAAATCCAGAAAACATGTAAGTGATATATATCAGGAATACTTTTTTTAGGATTTTCGTAATAAATATATTTGAAATTTTTATTTTTTACAATTTTTACTAATTCTTTATTAATATCATTATTAATTCTATTATCATCTATATATAATTTATCGGCAATATAATACCATATTACAAAATGATTAGTTTGTTCTGGTAAATTATAATAAAATTCATTCTTTATAAATCTCATAGTATTTTTTCCCTCATTTATATCTAATATTTTAAGTTTACCAATATCATTTAATGTGCTTTTTAACTTAAATATATTTATCATGATGTAATCAAACATTGATTCATACCATTTATCTATATATTCAAAATACTTTTTTTTATTTTTCAATATTATTTTATTAGGTCTTATATTATCTATTCCAGGTATCCATGAATATTCTTTATTATATTCTGTAAGTTTTTCTATATCAGATGATACTCTACAATTTAATTCCATAATTTGATATAATTTAAAAAAAATAAAAAAAAAAGAAGATAATATCAAATTATTTTTTTATGTAATTAAACAAATACACAAGATTCATTTATTTGGTAAATTCTTAATCTGATTTAGTACTATTTTAGTAAGTTCACGGTTTTGATAAATAGGTATTTTGATTTAGGTATACCTCTTGGATATTTTTTCATTCGTTGTATTATTAAAGTATTAACTTTTTCTTCAATAGAAAAAGTATTTTTAAATAATAAAAAATTTATATTATCTAATAAATCTTTTATATGTTCTAAACATTCTAATGGTTCTTGATTTTCAAATAAAACCTATATTCATGTAAAATTTTTATCGCAGCAATAGTATTGATAGAAACTTTTTTTTTTTGTTATAGGATTAATAATATTATTGTACATCTTTTTAATATATTATAATACAATATAAATATATGTATATTATATTATAGTAAATATGTCTTTAGATAATTCAGAGAAAAAAGTAATGCTTTTTCACGCTAATTGGTGTGGGCATTGTGTAGATTTCAAACCTACTTGGGAAAAATTAACTAAATATTTTAAGGATAATAATATAGAATATATTGATTATGAAGCAAGTAATAAAGATATTATGGATGAATATTCAATAAAAGGTTTTCCTACTATAAAAATACAAAGAAAAAATAATATTTCAGATTATAATGGAACAAGGGATTATGATTCTATCTTGAAAGCAGTTAATATACAAAACGGAGGTAACATTAATATAACTAACGATAATGTAAACCATTACAATAAAATTATAGATCCTAAAACAGGAAAGAAACATTCTATTTTTACAAAAAAAGGTAAACTTATTATGAAATATTATATTAAAAATTTAATGAATTAGGTGTAAATAATTTTTATTTAATTTATAATAATAATATTATGAATTTAATAGATTTTTCAGATGATATTATAAAAAAAATATTTAGTTATACAGAAATAGGTTTAGGATTAAATGAATACCTAGCACATAGATCACTTAAGTATTTTCATATAAATAGACAATTAGCGATTTTGAATTTAGAACTATTTTGCAGTTTAAATAAAGCAAGAAGACTTTCTTTAAAAAAACAAAAAAAAAAATGAATTTAATCTTTATTTGTTAAATATGAAAAATTAGGAGATATATTTATATTAGTATTTAATGATATAGAAGAAACACTATAATTAGTAGGTATATTTAATATTTTAGGAGAATTACAAGGTGAATTATTAGGTACTATATTTAAATCATCATCATTGTTATTATCATTTGAAGAAATTGAAGATAAAGATTCTACTAAAATTTTATTAGTTTCAGTATTAATTTCATAAGATGAATTTATTATATTTTCATCTACAGACTTCGATTTATACCAAAAGTTATATATTTTATTGTTTATAATATTATAATTATTATCATACTCATTATTAATTTCATTTATAATTTTAGATTCTGTATTAGAATTTTTTTTTTCCTTAGTAATTATTTGTAATTCATGAGAATTAGAATGGTCTTGATTTTTATTATTTCGTAAACAAGGAAAATAAAATATATAACAAAGAATTTTTAATAATCCTTTCATATATTAAATATACAAAATATAAATAGAAATATAAACTTACTCAGTAAATATATGAAAATTTATATTTTATATTAATTATTATAGTATTTATTATAAATTTCCAAAATAGCAATTATTAAACAAAGTTTGCTTAGCTAATAATATATTTTAGATATTTTAGTTCCTTCAGATCTACAAATAGGACATATAATTTTATTATCAATATTTTTTTGGGTATTTAAACAATCAATACAAGCAGTATGTCCACAAGGTACTATTAGTGAATCTTTAAAATTTGTAACACATATAGGACATTTAGATATTAACTGAATATCAGGGCTATAATTTAAATAATTTAAAAGAACTTTCAATTCTAAAAATAAATTTTTATAAGTATCTATTAAATTAGTAAAATTCATACTTTCCATTTTAGTTTTTATATATTTTTCAATATTTTCTTTTAAATTATTATCTGAATTTTCTAAATTTTTGAATAAAGATTCCGTAGATTTACTCCAATCTGTTAATTCTTTTATTTTTGATTTTATTTCTAATAATTTTGTCTGAATATCTTTAAATTCTTTAAATTTTTTAGAAAAAATATTGGATATTTCTTTATTATTTTTATTCCAATTAGAGACATCAATATTATATTTATTATTTATTTCATTTTGAATTTTTTGGATGTCATCTTCATTTATAGTAATTAAATTAGATAGAGGATTATCAAAATTAATATTTATTTCATTATTTTCAAAATTTTCAATAATATCTTTAAAAACTTCTTGAAAATCACTGTTACAGTTAATAGCAATATTTTTCCAAGTATTATTATTTAAATTATTATGAGATTTATTCTCAGTAATAGTTTTTTTTTCTAAAGTGATATTATTTAATCTATTTTTGATATTATTTATCATATCATTAATAGTATTAACATTATATTTATAAATATGATATGTCCAATAAATAATTTGTGCAGAAAAAATTAAAATACTTCTCATTATTGGTTTTGGATATGTAATACCTTTAGAAATATCAACAGTTAACGGAAATCTAGTTGATATGTATAATAAAAGTAATATAAATATAATGGCAATTAAAATAATAAAACTTATCTTTATAGTATAAATATTCTTAGAAATATTTAATTCAAAATCTTCATTAGAATTATATGAAGAAAATTGACTTAATGTATCTATCATATTAACTAATGGAAAATTTAAATCTGTATGTATAAAAAATGACATAATAATATAATAATGTATATAAAAAAAAGAATATGTCCGTGATATATTATACTAAATAAGTATAATACTTTTTGTAAAAATATTAATTATTATTAAAATAAATTTGATTTAATATTTAAAGACATATATTCATAGTATTATATTCATATGTCAATTCCTAAAGAAACAATATTTATTCCTGATAATTTTTATTGTCCAATAACAGGATCAATTATGATAGAACCTGTTATTGATCAATATGGACATAGTTATGAGGAAAATGCTTATAGAGAATGGTTGAATATTAATCCAATTTCTCCTAAAACTCGAGAACCTGTTATAATTGAGAGACTTCGTGCTAATAGAGATTTAAAAAGTTCGATAGACCAAATTAGAGATAAAATTAAATGGAATCAAATGAAAAAAGAATCTCTATCCTTAGTATTAAATGATCAACCGGAACTATATAGAAAACTTATTACTAATATTAATAATATTAGTCATAATATTAAATTATTTGATAATAAACTAATGATTACAGTGTCAGTACCTTCATTTGTAGATAGAAGACCTATAAAGTTAGTATTTGTAATAGATAGTTCAGGTTCGATGGGTATGGATGCTGTTATAAAGAATGAGAATGGAACAGAATCATCGCAAGGAATGAATATACTACAATTAGTAGGAGCAGCAGTAAAAACTGTAACAAAAAGTTTAAATTCAAATGATAAAGTAGGAATAGTATCATTTGATACAAATTTTACAGTAGAAACAAAAGATGAAAATTCTTGTGATACATTATTTAAAATGTGCAGTCTAGGAAAATCGAAAATTGATACAGTAATAGATGAGATGCAACCTAAAGGTTGTACTAATTTATGGTCTGGAATTTTTAATGGTCTTGAATTACTTAGGAAAAATACATTAAAAGGAGATTTAGCAATACTATTATTATTGACAGATGGATTACCAACAAAATCAGATGAACCTCCAAATGGATATACTCATCATATAAATATATATAAAGATAAATATCCTAATTTTGATTTTATATTTGATACAGCAGGATTTGGTACAAATTTAGATTCTGAATTATTAGAAAAAATTTCAGGATCAAACCAAGGAGATTATGGTTTTATTCCAGATACTGGTTTAGCAGCAAATATATTTAGTCACAAAACTTCAAAGATTTTAACAACTGCAATAACAAATGCTACGATAAAATTAGAAACTTCTAATTTAGAATTTAATGGTTTAGAACCCTGTTTAGGATATAATAAGAATTTTAAAAAAACATCTTGGGGAGGGTGTCTTGAAACAGGTCCATTAAATTATGGTCAAAATAAACATTTTCTATTCCATATAAAAAAAGATATTAATCCTACAATTTCATCAAATATTCAGTATTATAATTTAGACGGTACTCCAAATATAACTTATATAACATGGTCCGAATTTGAATTGAGTCCTATAAATAAAGATTTTATTAATTTGGAAAAGCAGGAATTTAGACTAAAATTGGTAGATACAATTTTAACAGGATTTCAATTTATAAAATATAATTCTTTTGGAGAATTAAAAGATTTACTTATTAAGTTTATTAGAGAAATTAAAATGTCAGAAATAGCATCAGAAGAGTATATGAAAAATTTATTGTTTGATTTAGATGGTGATAATACATCTCCTGGTCAAATCTTTCAAGCATTTAATTTAACAAATGAGGGTATGCAAAATAATTATTATAAAAAATGGGGTAAACATTATTTATTATCTATTATGGGAGCACATAATTCAGAATTTTGCAATAATTGGAAAGATAAAGGAGTAAGTAATTATTCAACTCCACAATTTTTAGAAAAGCGCGATTTGGTAAATGAAATATTCAACAATTTACCACCTCCTAAAAAAACTGAAGTAATTTATGACAGAAATCTAGGAATAAATAGAACTATAACTACATATAATAACAACGTAAATTATTCTTCTTATAATTCTCAAAGCGGTCCTTGTTTTCACGGTAATTGTAGAGTTCTAACTGTAGATGGATTTTATAAAAGAATTGATGAAATTAAAAAGGGTGAATTACTCATCACAAATAATGGATTCAATAAATCTGGAATAGGAAAAGTTATATGTAAAACTAAAACTATTATTAATAATGGATATACTAATATGGTTACATTAAATAAGCTAAAAATTACTCCTACACATCCTATATTATTTGATAATAAATGGATACATCCAAAAGAATTAAATGGAATTGAAAATATTGAATGTGATGCAGTGTATAATATTCTATTAGATAATCGAGGATGCATTGATGTAGAAGGGTATACATGTTCTACATTAGGTCATAATTTAAAAGGTAATATAATAGAGCATAATTATTATGGAACAGATATAGTAGTATCGGATTTATCTAAATTAGTAAATTTTAACATGGGAGAAGTTGTAATTACAGATTCTATGATAAAAAGAGATAATTTAAATGGATGGGTTATAAAAATTGAGTAATTATATAAATATAAAAAAATAATTATTTTTTTTATATTTTATATAATATAATTAATGTCAAAAATTTGTACTGGATGTGATGAAAAAGGTATAATAAAAAAAAGTCCGGCCTGGGTAAAAAAATTAGCAAGATCAGATGATCCACCAGCAGAATATTTACCAAAAGTCAAAGACTTAATTTCAGTAGATATTAAAATGGGAGAAAATTTCGCAGGTAAATATGTTTACTATTTTGCAACAGAAAGTTGTGATATGTTGAAAAAAGATAAAAAGAATTGTTATAATGTATCTCCATATGAAGCATATGATAATTATGAAAATAGTGGAGTTACTCAATTAGATGATAATGGATTTAGTAGAATAATAATTAGTAAACCGATAAACTACTATGTTAAAGAAGAAAATAATAAAACTTATAAACCTCATGTTCATTATAGATTATCAAATAAAAATGGCACT